GGCCCTGTACGCCCTGGGGACCCTGCGGACCTCTGACGCTGACGCTCTGCGGGGCCGTGGCCGTCTCCTGCACGGTGAAGCTCATCACGCCGTTTGCATCCACGCTTGGCACAATGACGGGACCGACAGAGCCGGTGTCGCCCTTGGGGCCCTGTGCTCCGGTTGCGCCGGTAGCCCCCGTGTCGCCCTTGTCGCCCTTGACGCCGGTGATGATGGTCTTGGTGCCGTCATCCGTCACCGTGCCATTCATAAACTGCATCCGGCTCCGCTGAGGAAGTGCCGTTCCCGTGGCGTCTATAATCAGGTGCCCGCTGGACCCGGTTGCCTGCCAGGTCGTGCCGTCTGTGGATACCTCCAGCACCTTGTCAGCGTTGAGGCGCATATACTTGAATCCAGCATCGTTGTCGGGAAGCTGCACCGTGGTTTCAACGCCAAGGTCCTCCAGCTCCGGAATGAGGGTTTCGTTGATATAGGTTTTCAGAGCCTTGCCGCCCTCATCAAACTTGTCCTTTAACTGTGAGGAGGAAAGACCTCCAACGTCGTTTGGCTCATCATCCAATGCGGCAATGATTGCCATGTCTTTATTGATTTTCGTTAAAGCCATCGCTTATCCCTCCTTCGGCACTTCGCCGGTCTGGTTGATTTTCCGCTGCAGCTCCCCATAGCCTGGACCGCCCCGAACGGGGGCGGTTTCCGCGTCCGGGAGCCCGGGACTGCCGCCACTCTCCTGCTCCACCTGGTCAACCGGCATTCCGGCGGCCCTCATCTGCATTTCCCTGTCCCTCTGCAGCACAGCAATCAAGGTCTCCCGGTCTGTGATTTGTCCGGCGGGCAGCCGCTTCAAATACTCAATGGTATCAATTTTGCCGTTCATCAGCAGGTTGTCCAGCGTCTGCATACTGGCGATTTCAGACCAGTAAGAGGATGCGCCAACATCCAGGTCCACCGTGAAGGGGATCTTCTGCAAGGCAGAGAAGTCGAACGGCAGAACCATTTTCACCTGCCCGTTCTGGCCGTTGATCTCCACATATCGGGTTCCGTAATACTCGCCCATGAACTCCATGTAGATGCGGCCCAGGTCCTCAATGCTCTGCAGTAGGTTTTGCTTCGTCAGCTCCATGGGGGTGGCCGCCGCACGCTGCAATGCGATGATGGCGGAGGTATTATCCGGTCTGGTATCGCCCAAGGCGACGTCAGAAGCGCCCAGGAATTTCTGGGTATAGCTGATGGCCAGGTCAATAAACTGGCTGATCTGGGGGCTTATCTGGGCAGGGTCGATAATCTTCGCCACGTTGTCTACATTGCCGTTGACAGCGATGGATGCGCCCACGCGGTTGGACCATTTGGAAACCTTCGTCTTGTCAAAGACCACTTTCGGGTATGCCAGCGTCATCAGGCTAATCATGCTCATGGCAAACAGTTTGTTAACGAAAATCTGGTTTGGAATCAATCCGGTAATCATGGCCTGTCCGTGGTAGCAGTCCTGTACGTAGTCCCAGTTCATCCAGGTAAGGGGATACAGTTTGATGCCCATGTCCCACTCGGGATGAACGACAGCGTTCTGCGTGCATTCGTATCCGTGGATGGTCCCGCTGTCCTCGTCTCTCCAAAGGCGGAGAACCACCGTCACCTTGTCACCGCCCAGCTGGTCCAGCCGAGAGTCTCCGCTCTCCTTCTCGTCAGCTGTGATGAGGCCGATGTCGTCCCCGCTGACGCCGTTCTCACGGGCCCTCCGCTTGGCTTCTCTCAGTAAAAGCCGCCGTTCAATGAGGATATACGGCTGGCTCTGCACATCCCTGCTGTTGGGGTTTCCAAACATAACCTGCGTGTTCTGAAGAACCTCCGTCCGGATAGCGCCCCGGCTGGGCTGCCCCGTCTCAATATCCGGGTCCCAGTAAGTATACATACACCCGTCACCGTCAACGGCGGCGTTCCGGCAGAACTCCCGGATGCAGGAACCCATTTTGTTGAACTCAAAGATGCCTGCGAACTGGTCATTCAGAATGTCCGACAGAATCTCCATGAGCTGCGTCGGGTACTGCCCGCTGCTTGGCAGAGGCTTCGCATGGAGTTTCAGGTTATCCGTGGATACATTCGCTACAGAAAACAGCACCACCCGCTTTAAAAAATTGAACACGGGCGTAGGCAGTCCGTTGGACTTCACGCCCTCCCACTGCTTACCGATGAAAAAATTCTCGTTGGTCTGCACACAGTCGTATAGCTCAATGCCGTTTTTGAAGCGTAACCCCGCGCTGTATTCTGCGGTCACGCTCTGCGGCGTCATCTCGTGTTCCATGTTCCCCTCCTCACTTTACGTTGCCCGTGTACCGCAGCTGGACGTCCGTTTCCAGAACGGTTGCCGTGGCGGATGCGGAAAGGCTCTTGAAGATCAGCTTATAGAAGGTAGCCTTTTTGACCTTCATCTTCACCCGTCGCACCTGTGGCTTTCGGTTGGTTCCAAAGGACCAGTGTCCGAAGTCCACATGGGTGAACGTGGCAAATCCAGCCGCCACAATTTTCTCCGGGTAATCGCTCCGCCGGTTCGTCTCTACCGTCACATTGACGCGGGCGCCGCTCTCCGGTTGGATTGCCACAAAAATCATGGGGCTGTACTTCAGAAGCCAGTCCTTGTCGAAGTCCATTGCGCCGGTGGCCGCATAGGCGTCAATCTCAGCCCCATCGTCGTTGCGGTACTCCCTGCTGATGTGGACACATCTTCCGTCGGAAGAGAACCCGTAAAGCTTGCTGGAGACCTCCAGCATCTCTACAAACGGCATATTGGTGTATTCATACCAGGCGTCGCTGGCGTAGTTCAAAATCAGCGCATTGCCGCCATACAGGAACCAGTATTCGTTGTCACCAAGACGGTTGAACGCCTTTGTATGCGGCAGGTCGAAACCGTCCAGCGTCACCGCCACCCGGTCAGATACCCGACTGGCGTTTCGGTTGTCGGATGTAATGTTGCCGCTGGTGGAAGTTGCCCGCCACTGGTAGATGCTTTTCTCAAACAGCGTCAGCGGGTTATTTTCCAGAAGCTGCACCTGCCCCGGGGCCGCGTTGCCGATCTGCCGGTTAACGGGCGTCACATAGAATGCAGATGTCACGCCGCCGGTTGCCAGAGTGACGATCTCATACTGCATACTCCAGCAGGAGGTGGTCTTGAACACCAGCAGGCGGGAGTAATGCCGGATCATGCCGGTAATGGGGGTGTTGGACTCACCCACACTGGCCTCATACAGGTCCGGGAAATAGGCCGCGTCCGGCTTGCCCGTGTCGTTGTTGACGCCGCTGTAAATGGTCTTGTTGGTCCCGTCTCCGTACAGGAATACGCGGGTATCCGTGGCCCCGTTGAACAGTTCCGCAAAGCGCATTTTCTTGACGTCTCCCGCCGCCCCGTCACCCTTGGTATAGGTGATGGTAAGCGAGTTGACGCCACTTGCCGGAGCGCTGCTGAATGTGACCTTTCCCTTTGCCGCGTCCAGCGTATAGGTCACGGTGGTTCCCTCCACCTCCGTGACCGCAGTCACCTCGGACTCCGGCAGGTAGAACACGGTGGAGCTGCCGTCCGGGCTGTACTGCGCCTTGCGCTTATTGGTCAGCCGGTTCACATTCTCAAGGGCAGTGCCGGCGCCAAGGGGCGTTGCCGCCGTCAGCACCGTCGGGACATACGGCTCTACCGCCGCGAACTGTGTGGATGCGCCGCCATCCCAGACCAGGTACTCATGCCCGTTGAGCAGATAGACCTTGCTGTCAAATCCAAAGAATGTGGTGTCGTCCTCCGTGCAGGTGCCCAGCACCGCCGTGGTGCTGGCCGCCAGGTCCACGTCAAACAGCACGCCTCCGAACGCGGCGATGGTGTGGTAAGCGTCCCCCACCTTTCCGTACCAGACGCCGCACAGACGCGGGTTCGTGATGGTCGGAGTTTCTGTCTGCGCAGCCGCCCAGGTGTCCCACGCCGTCCGAAGATTCACAATGGTTTTGGTCCCGGGTCTGATTTGCAGGTGGTTGTCCCGGGTAATGCGGAAGTTCCGCAGCTCGGACAGCTCGCCGGTCTTGATGTTGGTATCGCCGTCCGGGTTCTCGTTCAGCCCCAGGAATTTCTTGATTTTCAAAATACTGATGGCGTTGCTCGCCGCGATGTGGGCCATCCTCAGTCACCTCCATAGGTCAGGTACCCGTCATCCATATCGCCGCCGGTCATTGCCTCATCATAGTCGGTCTCCCCGGCGTCGAAGTCATCCTCAGCGCCGCTTACGTCCGGCAGTTCAGCTCCAAGCGTACGGGTAACGGCGTAATACCGAAGGGCATCGCAGATATGGGTAATCTCATGTGGTTCCGTGGCGCAGTCGGAAGGGTTCTTCTCGTCATGCTGGATAACAGACAGGTTGTCAATCAGACCGACGCAGTCCTTTGTCACCAGCAAACCGGGCTTGTCCTCGTCGCTCAGCATGGGTTTCAGCATTTCTTTCAGCGCCATCCAGCCCTGCACGCGGTTGTTGCTGGCCTTCAGCAGGCCAATGCCGTTCTCCGCGAACAGCTCCGCCATGCTCTTGCCGGAGTCCTTCTGCCGGTTCCACATATCCGGGGGCGCGATGGTAAATTCGATGTGCTCCCATGCCGGCGTCAAATCCAGCGCCAACTTGGCCGCCTCGGACACGATGAGGCCGCTTTGCTGCACTTCCCGGTAGACATAACTCCGCCCGTTGAAGTCCTGGGCAATCCACAGGCAGGCGAACATATCAAGGCCATAGTCGAACGCCCGGTACTTCTTCCACTCTGTTGGGATGCGCCGGAACGGAGGGACAACGTGTGTCTCAGGACGCAGTTCCGGGAAGAAGGTGCCAGCCAGGGCATCCCAGTCGCCGTAGCGCCACGCCTTGCGGACGTCTTCCGGCAGCAGGTCCAGCATCTGCTTGTACTCTGGGGACGCCTCCAACAGCTGGGGGTTATCGTCCACGGTGGCCGGGATAAAGGTGTAGTCCTTGGGGTTCTCCCCTTCCCTGTACTTGCGGTCCACGAACAGCCGCTTCACCCACAGATGGCCGATGTTGCCGGGGTTGCAGGTCAGATACATCCGGCGGGGAATCTTCGTGGCACCGCGGAGGCAGGCGCCCAGCGTGCGGAACTGCCGTTCCGTGAACTGCGTTGCCTCCTCCATGAAAATCCAGTCATATTCCACGCCCTGGTACTCGTCATCGTCGTTCGGGCCGTAGTGGCCGAACTTGATGACGGACCCGTTGACAAAGAACAGCATCCGCATAGTGCCGTTGTAAGTGGCAATCTCCGCTGGAATCATCTTCCGCATTGGAATGATGATGTTCTGTTCCAGTTCCGGGTATTCTTTACGGACAATCAGAATGCGGATACCGGGATAGGTCAGCGCACCGCCGAATGCTTTCACCCGCAGAACGTGGGTCTTGCCGCCGCCTCGGGCGCCGCCGTATGCCGTGTAGCGGCTCCGGGACTGGCAAAACAGCTTTTGCTTGGGGTTCAAATCGCCCAGGTCGATATTCACCGTTCCGCCGGTATTCTTGAAAGCTCTGTATGCCATGCGCTCACCTTTCCTGGTATTCTGGAAAGAGGCCCCCGTTGCCGGGGGCCTCCTGATATTAGGCGTATGCCTGGGTTCCTTCGATGCCCACGCAGCCGTCCTTGGTGCCAACGGCCCGCAGGGTCTGGCCGGTAGTCAGGGTCACAGCGCCGGTGTAAACCTGGGCGGTGGAGCTGTACCGGGGGTTGGTTCCGTCGATGGTGTACTTGAACACCACGCCGGAAACGGCGGTAATGCTCACCGCGTGGCTGGAGATAGACATGACGGGAGCCGCCAGAATGGCAGCATTGCCGCACACGCCGATGCCGTCGCCCTTGGTGCCCAGCACGAAGGAGTCGTAGTAGGTGACACCCTGGACAACGGGGCCGGAGAATCCCTTGACCTTGGGCAGGATGTCGTACTGCGCCAGCTTCACGGGGTCCACGGTGGAGCCCTTGTACTTGATGAAGAAGTACACGCCCTCGGGCATATAGCGGGTGGGGATGGGCTTGACCTTGTTGCCGTCGAACTCGCCGACGACGCCGCGGGTCAGGGCTTCCTTACCCAGAGCGTCAACGCCCAGGTAATCGGGGTTCTGCTTCAGCAGCTTGTAATACTCGGTGCCGATGTAGAGGGTACGGCCCTCCAGGGGGACCAGAGCGTCGGTCATCTCGGCGCCCACGTCGATGATGAGACCTGCGATGGTGCTCTTGGTGGGAGCGGAGGTCTCCTTCTTGACGATGTTGGCGCCCATGACCCACTTCTTGATGCGGTGCTTGTCCATGCCGGGAACGGTGACCTCGTCCAGCTGCCGGCGCAGGGCGCGGGCTGCGGACTTCTCAATGGCCTGGTCGGTACCGTCCAGAGCGTCGATGGTGAAGCTGAAGGCGGGAGCCTTCTCGCAGGTCATCTCCTGCAGGGTGTCGCCCACATCGTAGGTGGTGCCGAAACGGGCGTCACCGCTGCGCTGATACTCCGTCTCGGGAACGGTATTCACGCTGCCGATGCGGATGGTCTTGCTCTTGGGGTCCACGAAGGTGTATTCGTGGCCGCAGTCAGCGTCAGTGATGGACGCCTTCTTAAACCGTTCTGCGATCTTGGTCGCGTACTTGATTGCGTAATTGATAGCCATGATATTCTCCTCTCTCAGTTAAGCCGATGCGGAGAGAGGACCTTGCCCAATCAGGAATTCCAGCCGTCCAGAAACGGGTCACTGGCCTTGTTGTTCTCGCCGGCGCTTCTCATGCTGCCGGAGGAACGGGCCGCGTTCTTCTGGTTCTGGGCAGATGCCGCCGCCTTCTGCTCGGCGGTCTGCTGGGCCAACCGTGCCTGTGCCAGTGCGTACTTGGAGTACGCGGCCACCAGACTGACGCCCTTTCGGACGTCTGCCCATACTTCCTGCGGGATAGATTTGGGGTCCTTTGCCACATCGGGGAATGTCTGTTGGAATTCCAGGATGTCCGCTCTGCGGCGGGCCTCCGTGTTGCTGCGTGCCTCGGCGGCCTGGGTGGCCGCGCTCTGGCGCTGCTCCTCCGCGGCTTCCTTGACAGCCACGGCGGCTTCACGGTCCTCCAGGTCCACGGCCCGGCGGGCTTCCGCCTCGCTCATGCCGGTGGCCTGCTTGGCCTGGGTGCGAATAAATGCGACATAGTCCGGGATGCTCATGCCTGCCTGCTTGGCGAAGCTGCCGAACAGCTCCATAACGGGCTTGCTCTCGTCGTACTTGCCGCGGATACGGTCATAGTCCATGCCCTTCTGCGCCAGCGTGACCATGTCGGCCTCGCCAACGGTCCGGGTCTCGTCCATGTGCCGCAGGGTCCACTGTTTCGGCGCGTCCGCCGGGGGAGTCTGTTCCTGCTGCTGGACGGGCGTTTCCGCTGCTCCTTCCGCTGCGGGTGCGGTGGTTTCCGCTTCCGCCTGACCGCCGGCGCTGCCGGGGTTCTCTGCGGTCTGTTCAGCCTCGCCGCAATCTCCCGCTGTCTGCTCCTCCGGCTGGTCTGCCGACTCGCTCACAGCGGCCCCATCGTCTTCCCATCCATCCAAAAAGCTGTCCGTGGTCTCGGTAGCTTCGGTGGTAGTCATGACTTCATCTTCCATAAACGTCCTCTTTCCCCGCCCTGGTCTGGGCGGCTCCATATTTCGACCGGGCTGGTCTGCCCGGGAATCGACAAAACAAAAAGCGCCGGAAACGGGGATCTCTCCTCGTTTTCCGGCGCCTTGCGCTCTTGCTTGTTATGTAGTTTTCCGCTTTCTCAGCAGCCCTTACGCTTCTTACCAGGCATAGTATCGCCTCCTGTTATTCGTCACCCTTCACGTGGAAAGGCTCGTCCTCGTCCAGCTCCCGGCCATTGTAGATGGCGGGGAACCATTCCACCTTGCACTTCCGGCAGTACACCGGCGTTCCATACAGGATGGACGCCGGTTCCACCCGCTGCAGCTTCTTATGGCATGTGGGGCAGGTATACCAGCCGTTGGCTACCATTGGCTGAATCTCCCGTATTCAATGCCGCCGAAGTCTCCGTAGACATCCTCCACGGCACCGATTTCAGCCGGGATGCCGTTCTTGGACTCGGCCAGCTGCTCCAAAAAGGTCTGCCAGAAGAATTCTGCCTGCGTCGGATTTTCCTCCGTCAGCAGAAGCCCGGCCAATCCATACGGCAGAACGCCGGTGCAAATCCGCTCGTCCAGATCCAGCGCATCCGTCATGGCGGATACCTTCTGGCAGATGGGCCGCTTGCCGGGCTCTCCGCTCTGGTAAGTATCACTTCCCAGATACACCCGGTCCAAGACGCTGTTCAGCAGGGACGGCGTCCGCAGCGCATACTCTTTCGTGTCTGCGGTGTCCGTGGCGCCCGTGCTCTCGTTCTGTGCGTCCATCAGCCGGATGGCTATATCAAACACATCCTGCACCGTGTTCAGCATCACAGCTCACCCCCGGTGGATTTCCCATGTCCCAGCTTTACCTGGAAGCCCATGATATTATCAAATCCCTCGTCCATGTTGCGGCTCTTGCGCAGCTCCTCCTCGGCAGCGTCATCCATGGCCGCCTGGATTTTCTCCTCAGCCTTAACCGCCTGTTCCTTACGAACCACGCGGGCATACAGCGCCATATTCAAAAGCGCCACGAAAACCAGCATCGCCAGCACCAGCGCAAGCAAAATATTCGTCATGGCTCCCTCCGTCATTTGAAGTCCGATTCGTCCACGCCATTGCCCATCTTCACCTTCACGCTGATGTCCTGCTTGGCTTCTACCTTGTCCTGGTAGCCGCCGAACTGCGGTTGCTTCAGCATGAATATCGACTTCGTGACCATACCCTTTTCCATGTAGGTCGGGTCACTTTCCAGCTGGGACTGTATCCGCAAATCCGCCATCTGGATGGTCTCCTGGAACTCCGGCCGCTTCTTCCCGTTCCGCCAATTCCAAAGCGTCTGGCGGGTGACGTCCAAATGTAGGCAAAGGCCCGCTTCCCCGTATAGCCGGTGCTCCTTGTCGCACTTTGCGAAATATGCCTCGCACGCTTTCCGCAGCGCTTCTGCGTCCTTGTACTTCAAGCTGCTGTGGTCCCTCTGAGGCGCCCCGCAGTTCGGGCAGAACTTCATAGACGCTTCCACTTTTGCCCCGCAAGCGACGCATTCCGACATTCTGCCCACCCCTTCCGAAAATTTCTGACGCATATTTCAAATTCGCCTTTGTGGACTTGGGAAGGCGGCAAGGCGAAACCGCTTTTCGGGATCTACCCTATCCACTTGTTTCTCTGGCGGCATCAGTTGGCTTCGATCCAACGACCTCCCCGCGTTGTGCCCGCGGAGCGCTCTTCCTGCTGAGCTACGATGCCATATGGCCCTCGTCGGGCCATGCGCAGGTTCAACGGCTTTTCCTGCTTTGCCGCTCCAGCCCGGAGGAGGCAACCGGGCCGGCATTGCCAGCTTTTATCCAGGCGGGGGATAATCAGCCTATGCGCCCGCGCGTACAGGTTCTCCCCTCACTGCAAATCTATCACAAACTCAACCGCACGCACAGTTTAAAAATCACTTGAATGTTTTGAAAATCGACAGGCGCCTTGTGATATTTTCGGACCTGGATTCCAGAACACCACCCGCCCCCTTTTCCGCTACCTTGGGTCCGAGAAGGGTCAGAGAGTGGGTGTGGGAATACTCCTACCCCGTCCCCCAGAAGTGCCGGCTGTTTTTCCGCTACCCCTCCCATACCCCCGCCCGCCTGCCTGGTTCACTTGGGCACCCGGGGCCCGGCCATCATGCCCCGCGCCGCCGGGGGACCTTCATCGCCCAGCGCCCGCCCGGGCAACATCGGAACACAGATAGAACACAATAAGCCTTAAAAGCCTTGAATTGCAACGGTTTCTCTATAATAGCGTATTAAAAACCGACTCCGCGGTGCTTTGCCCTTTGCGGTCCTCCGGCCTGTATTCCGGCCTGCGGCCATGTACCCAGAAAGCGCCAAATCTGGCCGGACACGCCAACCAGAATCGGCAGGCAAGCCGCCCGGCATCCAGCCGGAGCGGCGCTGTCCTCCTCGCGTTTTTTGTTATGTAAACCAATCTGTTCTGCCACTTTCTTCCCCTTTTCGCCCCCTTCCGTTAACCAATATTCCATCCACTGTTAACATATTGCACAGAGAAAAGCCCGGCGGCACCAAGCCGACCGGGCGACACTCACACCCCCTGCTTATACACTGTGGAACGGTATATTCTCTCTCCAAGGAGAGAATATACCTACCACCGGTTGGGGGGATTATAGGGGGGAGTAATAGGGGAGAGTATGAGAGGGGGAAGAGAGGGGGGGAGAAAGGGGGGCCTGCGTGTGCGTGTTACAGCTTGTCGCGGATCGCGTCAATAATCCAGGCGTTGACACTCTGACCGGCTGCTGCTGCGGCCTCTTCTATCTGCTGTTTTGTAACGCCGTCTGTACCATCCTTATGCAGGCGAAAAACGACCCGCTCCAGCTTCTCCAAGTGCCGCGCGTTCCCTGCTCTTTTTGCATCTGTCGACATGAATAACCTCCATCTATAAGTTCAGTAAATCATAATATTTGCTGTGATTCTATAATAACACAGCGTATTTCATGGCGCCATGTACAATCTGCATAAAATATTCATGGCAACATTGTGAATTCTTACTTCTTGACATTCATGGCAGCATGAACTATGATTGAAGCAATCCAAGCGGAACACACCGCAACGGACACGGCACCTTGACAACCGAATATCGGCACCGTATAATGACAGCATGAGGTGATAGCGATGGACAAAGAACTGCTGGAAGCCATCAGCAAAATGATGGATGAAAAGTTGGAGCCTATCAAGAAAGATATTGCGGAACTGAAAGATGACGTTTCAACCCTGAAAGAAACTTCAGAGGTCACCCGGGATGGCGTAAACAGCCTGTTGGAGTGGGCGGAAGAGTGCGGAAACGTCATCAAGTTCCCTCTTCCCAAAGTAAAGTAAATAACCTGATTACATAAGACGGTGCCGGTATTCGGTGCCGTCTTTCTTTATACCCGAAACATAACAACATTTTGGAGGTAAACACCATGACAAAGTATTTTGTGAATTGCCAAAACCTGGACGAGCTGAAGAAGGCATATAAGGCCGCAGCTCTGAAGAACCATCCCGACATGGGCGGCAATACCGCAACCATGCAGGCCATCAATGCGGAGTATTCCGCCCGGTTCGAGGTCCTGAAGCGCAGCCAGAATGAGCAGGCCACCGAGGATACCACCGGCAAGACCCACGCCACCACCGAGAGCGCCGGTGATTTTATCGCCATCATTGCGGCTTTGCTGAAGCTGGACGGCCTCGAGATCGAGTTGTGCGGCCGCTGGCTCTGGCTCGGCGGCAACACCAAGGAGCACAAGGAAGCCCTGAAGGCTGCCGGGTGCCGGTGGTCCTCCACTAAGAAGCTATGGAGTTGGCATTTCGCCGAAGAGGGGATGAAGTGGCACAAGGGCACCAAGACCATGGCCCAGATCCGCAGCAAGTACGGCAGCACCACCTTCGCCCGTTCCACCAATTCCGACGCGCTCCCGGCTTGACCGGGGCGCGCCACCACCAGAAAGGAGTATCGAACATGAAGAAGCTGCACGTTTACACCGTCTACATGGATGACGGGGACGCATTCAAGGTCACCATCCCGGCAGAGAGTGAAGCCGCCGCAAAAGAATACGTTGCCGGAAACGGTGACGTGATCGCCGTAAAAGATGCCCCCTTGCAGGACATCGACACCGGATGCCTGGCCGACACCCTCCGCCGGAGCGGATGGGGCCAGATGGAAATTGACGTAATCACCCGCACCCTTGCCGCCGTTGGCCTGGAGCGATAACAGAAAGGAGCATGAACCATGATCCAGATCAAAAATATTTTCGATAGCCTGCGCGACGATGTTTTAAGCGGCAAAATGACGCTGAAGGAAGCCGCCTTGGAGCTGTACAGAAGCGGATGCACGAACTTCATCGACGAGGAAGCCACCCGCCGCCGGTTACATTTGGCAGACTGACACAACCGCCCGCCCCGGAGGTAACGAGGGCAGAAAGGAAAAGCATGAGCAACCAAGAAATTCTCAACTGGCTCTCCGTCCTGGAGTGCGAGCTATTCTATGCACAGCGGGACATCCCCGGAGCTGCTTCCGTGCATGATTCCGTCCGGGACGCTTTGGAGGGATGGAGCCGTGCCACCGGTTGCACGCTCCAGAGAGGGCCGGAGGTATGAGCTACCGCGATTACTTCAACCGCTGGAACAACGGAAGCGACACCGGAGAAATCCGCATCTATCACACTATCTGCAAACCGGAATCCCTGGACACCGCCGAGCGCATCCGGTATTATGACGGTAACGCCGCCGCCATGATTGCTGAGTGTCAAGCGCTGATTGCGTCTATGCAGGAATACCGGCAGGACCTTGCGGCCCGTTATGCGGAGCTGGAGACCATGACCTACACGGAGCGGCTGGAGCTGGAGAGATACCGCGGATGGCGTGACCGTCCGGTAACATACTTTGTGCGCATCGTCCGCACATTTGCAGATGGTACAAAGGTCAAGCCGCTGGAAGAACGCTACACCGGACAGCAACGCCGGGAAGCCATCGCCAGATATGAGGAAAT